TGTATCTATCTCCCCACCAAATGGTAACTTAATTGAAGTTGCTTTAGCTGACAATAACACTGCAGGCAGAATGCCAGCTTTAGGTATACTAAACGAGGATTTAGATGCCGCTGGCGGTAACAACGACGAGGGTGATGCTATCATGTTTGGTAAGGTATCGGGTATTGACACATCTTCGTTTTCTGTAGGTGACGAGGTGTTTGTAAGTGACGTTCCAGGAGGTCTAACTATTACAAAACCAACTGGAGTAAAGTATATTCAAAAAGTAGGTGTTGTAATTAGAGATGATAATACTAATGGTACTATAGAGGTATTTGGCGCTGGACGTGTTAATGATGTACCGACTCCATTGTATATAGATCATGCTAACCAGAGACTAGGTATTGGAGCAATAAATCCTACTCAAAAATTAGACATTAGAGACGGAGAATTAGTATTCACTTCATCAGTCGTTAATCAAAACCCTAGCGGGCGAATAAGATTTAATGAATATAGTGATTCTCAAGTCTCAGGCGCTTATATTGATTACGATGGGTCTAGCAATGCTTTTTCAATGTTTACTAACGACACCCTTAATGATTACGAGTTTTTAAGAGCTAACAGAAACAGTCACCTACTGCTTCAACCTAACGGTAACAGGGTGGGAATTGGAACAACTAGCCCAAGTGAAAAACTTGTCGTTAGAGACGGAACTTCTAATACTGATGTAAAAATACTAGCTTACAATAGCGCCCTTGGAACAGAGGCTACTTTAAAGTTTAGCACTATTGCTTCTGAAACCAATTATGAAAAAGCGGCTATTATAGCTAGAAATGCAGCAGGTAGTTATGGAAGAAATGACATGCACTTTGCTTTAGACTCTGCACCTGATATTGGAAACGTTCAGTTTTCAGATACAAAAATGACCATATTAAACGGTGGCAATGTTGGTATTGGAATTACTGACCCGAGTCATACCCTCGAAGTTAAAGGCACTGTGCAGATAAAAGATGAAGGCAGCGGTTATTTGTATTTTCATAATACTAATAATTTTATATATGGAGACCAATACAACTCTTTAAGAGCTTATGCAGGTGACAATTTTAGAATCGTAACAAACAGCGGTGAAAAAATGCGTATACTAAGCAATGGCAACGTCGGTATTGGAGAGACTGATCCAGAATCTAAATTACATATAAAAACACCTACAGCTTCAAGCTCTGACATGTTGCTTTTGGAAAATTATGGCTGGGCAGCAAACATGACAACGGGTATTGCGTTTAAAAATGGAAGCAATTACCAAGGTCAAACAGCTAAGATTTACACTATAATGAATGGCAGTGGAAATCAAGGAGGCGAAATAAGGTTCGCAACCTTGGCTTACAGCGGTATTAACCCAAATCCAAACACGACGCTTATAGATAGAATGACTATTGACGACTTAGGGGGTGTTGGGATTGGAAATACTGACCCTCAAGCTAAACTTCACGTACAAGACTACACGACTGGTGAATCACATCAGGCTATGTTTAAGGGAGGTTCTGTAGATGTTGGTGATTATTCCTATATAAGTTTAAATGGCGGTTATGCTTCAGATTACGGTAAAGAGGTAAGACTTGCGGCTGTATCGGAGAGTGCGTTTGGTAACAAAACAGGGTTTGCGGTACTAACATCTCCAGACTCTAGTGGGGCTAGTGGACACGAAAGATTAAGAGTAACAGCTGACGGTGACGTTGGTATTGGAACGACTAACCCTCAGGCTAGACTAGAAATAGCAGGATCCAGTTCTAATGGTAAATTTCTTCTTATTGATAATGTAGGAAGTGGAGGGACTTTCTTGAATGTAGAAGATGGAGTAGGTAGTCAATTACTTCAGATTAAGAGAGAAACGGGTAACACTATATCATTTAACTCATTTAATGACTTTAACTTTATAGGTAATGTGGGGATCGGAGCGACTGATCCTTCTGAAAAACTTGAAGTGGCTGGGAAAGTCTACATAGAAAGCCAGGGAGTGGCTTGGAACACAACAACTCCAGGTACGACTAGAGGAGCGCTACACTTTGACCCAGTAGGAAATGCAGCCAACAACACTGGTAACGCAATAACTTTTGGGGCTAGCGACACTGGTTCAGGCTCTACTGCTCAAGCAGGTATATATACTAGAACTGATAGTACCTATGGAACTAGAATGTACCTCGCCACAACAGATTCGTACTCGGCAGGCTCTAAAACCCGAATGACAATATACTCAAATGGTAACGTTGGTATTGGTGCGCTTGAACCAGCAGAAAAACTTGAGGTTGCAGGTAACATTAAAGTGAGTGGAGATCAATATTTCAACGGAAGTGTTATAGAGGGTGATGGAAAAGAAATAATTAGGTATAGTGATACTTGGTTGAGAATAAACGAGGATCAAGATTTTACAAACGGAATATACTGCGGAAGCGGAATACTAAGAACAGATGGAATTTTCCAAGTTGGCCCATCAGGATCGAAATTTGTAGTAAATTCCATTGGTAATGTCGGTATTGGAACAAACCAACCAGCAAGTGATTTAGAAATAGCAAGAACTACGTCCGGGGCAGTTTCGGTTTTAAATTTATCAGGTGGAACTTTAGGTCAGTATGGCGGTGGTGGAACTATAAATATTAAAGGAGGAGGCCAATACATGAATTTTGGTTTAAACGTGAAAAATTCAAGTGCAGGTCTAGAGAGTTCAATTGGTTACAGCGGTTCTACTAGAACATGGACTTTTGACGGTAATCAACTAGGTGAGAACGGTGGTGGGTATACTTCTTATAATTTCAAGAGTGAAGGTTCCTCTCAAATGGTTATCTACAATAACAACGTTGGAATTGGAGTCACTAACCCAAATGTTAGATTAGAAATTGGAGGAGGCTCTACTTTAGCAAGGGTAATACCTGCTATAAATAATCAAGGCTACATAGGTGACTCTCAGCATAGGTGGCAAGCTATATACGCAACCAATGGAACAATACAAACTTCTGATATTAGGGAAAAAACAGGAATTAAACCTACTGAATTAGGATTAGATTTTATTAATGACCTAAACCCTGTAAGCTATAAGTGGACTGAAGGTGAAAGATTAGACGCGAGTAAAGACGAAAGAAATCATCAAGGTTTAATTGCTCAGGAAGTTGCTGAAACTTTAGAAAAACACGGAGTTGATAAAAATAAATTTGGAGGTTTAGATATTCAAAAAACAGATGAATATGATGATTTTCACGCAATGTCCTACGAACAATTAATTGCTCCTATGATAAAATCAATACAAGAATTAAAAGCTGAAATAGAAGAATTAAAAAAACAAATAAACAAATAAATATGATAACTTACGATTGGAATTGTAAAACAGTAGATGTACACCCTCAAGAAGAAGGGCAGACAGACGTAGTGTATAACGTACACTGGAATGTAACAGGGGCTGATGGCGATTATTCATCTACAGCAATAGGCACTCAAATTGTACCCTTAAGTAAAGGTGGTGATTTTATACCGTTTGAAGACTTAACTAACGAAATAGTAGTTGGGTGGACAAAAGAAGCTATGGGAGAAGAAACAGTAGCAAGTATAGAGACTGGTATTGCTAATCAAATACAAGACTTAATAAACCCTACTTCTGTAACAATGACAATAGGGGAGTAAATAATTAAGTTTACACGTAATAATAAACTTATAAATAACAATTAAATTTAATAAAATGAAAAAAGTGCAAGAAATCAAAAAAGAAGAGTTAACTGAATTACAGGATTTAGTTAAAAATTTTAACCAGCATCAACTGAAATTAGGTGAATTAGAAATTGAAAAACACCAAATACTACACGGGGCAAGCAAGGTTCAAGAAGATTTACAAAAATTTCAAAATGGATTAAGAGAAGAGTATGGAGATATAACCATCAACATAAATGACGGATCTTTTGAAAAAATAGAAAATGAAGCTGATACGAAAGATTAGTATTGGAAGAGATTATAAAAATGACGCTATGCACTATTCTGTTGGACAGGAAGTGTATGGCGGTCATATTATAACTAGTATATTAGAGGAAGAAAATAAGTACTCTATATATATAGAAAAAAACAAAGAAACCCTATCCTGGAAAGACTTCAATAAAAATATGGCAATAGCTGTAGAATATGATTTACATTATTAATGAAGTCAATTTATAATTTTATAGTAAAGCCTAAAAGCGGAAGATCAACGTCTTCGGTTAAAATTGATAACAATGAGTTGTTGTTAAATACTGAATTACAAAACCATAACTATGTAAGTAGGCACGGTATAATCTTGGCCACACCTATGTTAAGCGAAACTAGTATAAAAGAAGGAGACGAGGTTATACTGCATCATAACGTGTTTAGAAGGTTTTATGATGTTAGAGGTAATGAAAAAAATAGCAAAAGCTACTTTGAAGAAGATAAGTACTTTGCTCAACCAGATCAAATATACGCTTATAAGTCAAATGGCAAGTGGAAGTCTGAAAAAGGTTTTTGTTTTATAAAACCTATAAAAGAAGATAAAATGTTTTCTACAGATTTTGAAAAACCAGGTCTTGGTATTGTGAAATACACAGATGGAAGTATAGATAAAGGAACATTAGTTTCTTTTAAAGTAGGTATGGAATACGAGTTTTTTATTGAAAAAGAAAGACTCTACAGAGTACCAACCAATCAAATTAAAATTAAATATGAATATCAAGGAAACGAAGTCGAATATAATCCAAGCTGGACACAAGGCAGTTGAGGAATTAATAAAAGTAGCTAAAGAAGCTATTGTTGATTCAGATGACGATATATCAGCAGACAGACTTAAAAACGCTGCTGCTACAAAGAAGTTAGCTATATTTGACGCTTTCGAAATATTAAATAGAATAAAAGAAGAGCAAGACATGCTCGATAACAAGCCTAAAGAAGAAGTAGCTAAAAAATCATTTAGTGGATTTGCTGAAAAAAGATCTAAATAATGTACGAGCAAACTTTATATAAAATAGTTGAACCCGTAAAGCTTACTACTATTTCTAGATTAAATAAATCTAAAAAATGGGATTATGGTTACAATAAAGAAAACGATATTGTAGTTATAAGTAAAACAGGTCAAATAGGTGATATATACGAGATACAGGGATTAAGAATAGCGCTTCCAAAAACGCCTTCTAAAATAAACAAATCTACAGATAAATGGACTGTAGAAGAATATCCTAAAGAGTTAAAGCAAATACAGAGTGTATTCGATTGGAGAGAATACCCTGAAGAATTTCAAAACAAATGGGAACCATATATAGATGAACAATTTAAACGCAGAGAAGAAGGCCATTGGTTCAATAATAAAGGCGTGGCTACTTACATTACTGGCACTCACTTTATGTACTTGCAGTGGTCTAAGATTGACGTTGGCAACCCCGAATTCAGGGAAGCTAACAGATTATTCTACCTATTCTGGGAAGCTTGTAAAGCAGACAGAAGGTGTTACGGCATGTCTTATCTCAAGAACAGACGTTCAGGTTTTTCGTTTATGGCTTCAGGAGAGACGGTTAACATGGCCACAATATCAAGTGACGCACGGTTTGGGATATTGTCCAAATCTGGCGCCGATGCAAAGAAAATGTTCACGGATAAAGTCGTTCCAATATCCGTTAACTACCCGTTCTTTTTCAAACCGATACAAGACGGTATGGATAGACCGAAAACGGAGCTCGCTTATAGAATCCCCGCCTCTAGGCTTACCAGAAAATCCATTCAAAATAAACAGGACCAAGAATTACTCGAAGGACTTGATACAACGATCGACTGGAAAAACACAGGGGACAACTCTTATGACGGAGAGAAACTAAAACTACTAGTACACGACGAAAGTGGAAAGTGGGAGAGGCCAGATAATATATTAAATAACTGGCGAGTAACAAAAACGTGTCTACGTTTAGGTGCTAGGATTATAGGCAAGTGTATGATGGGATCAACATCAAACGCTTTAGACAAAGGAGGAGAAAACTTTAAGAAACTATACTACTCTTCTGATGCTACAAAAAGAAATAAAAACGGTCAAACAAAGTCTGGTTTATATTCTTTATTCATACCTATGGAGTGGAACTACGAGGGTTTTATAGATGATTACGGACACCCTGTGTTTGATACGCCTAGCAACGAGACTAAAGGTCCATACGGCGACATTATAGACACTGGAATTATAGAACACTGGAACAATGAAGCTGAAGGATTAAAAAGCGATCAGGACGCCTTAAACGAATTCTATAGACAATTTCCGCGTACGGAAGAACACGCGTTTAGAGACGAAACAAAAAGCAGTCTATTTAACTTAGCGAAAATATACGAGCAAATTGATTACAACCAAGATTTAAGAAATACGGGAGTAGTTAGTACTGGTAATTTTAGCTGGGAAAATGGAATTAAAGATTCAAGAGTTTTATTTACACCAAACTCTCAAGGAAGATTTAAAATAACTTGGGTTCCTACTCACGATATTCAAAACCGTCAAGTTTTAAAAAATGGAATGAAATACCCAGGTAACGACCATATGGGGGCTTTTGGATGTGATAGTTATGATATATCCGGAACAGTTGGAGGTAACGGATCAAAAGGAGCTTTACACGGGTTGACTAAGTTTAGTATGGAAGACGCTCCACCTAATACATTTTTTTTAGAGTACGTTGCAAGACCTCAGACTGCTGAAATATTTTTTGAAGACGTTCTTATGGCTTGTGTATTTTACGGAATGCCTATATTGGCTGAAAACAATAAACCTAGGTTATTGTACTATTTTAAAAGAAGAG